TCACCGGGTCACCGGGTCACCGGGTCACCGGGTCACCGGGTCACCGGGTCACCGGGTCACCGGGTCACCGGGTCACCGGGTCACCGGGTCACCGGGTCACCGGGTCACCGGGTCACCGGGTCACCGGTTAAGCAATGCGACGCCAGCCCCCGCCAGCCCCGCCAGGGGCGCCAGGGTGGGGGTGGCCTGGCCGGCCCTGTGTTGGCCAAGCAAGTTCTGCGTTGGCCAAGCACTCACACTCATGCCGTCACTACCTCCGTTCCTTTCACACATGCGAGCACCACACCAGCTATTGATTCAGACAGCGGCACGCCTTGCTGCTGACGGACACGTCGATCTCTCTGCCGATATCCGGCAGCTCGCCAACAAGTGGACACCTGAATCCGAAAAAGCCCTCATCTCAGGCACAGAACCTTTCGACCTCGAGCAAACAGATGATCAAGCCAACTGAACTGCAGCTGTGCCAGCTCTACCGGGATTGGTGGAAGGACAGCTATGGCACCACACCCAACAGCCAGGCGACGGTGGTCGCCGCGGCCTTTGCCAGCCATGTGTTGGCCACGCTCGAGAAACAAGAAACCAATGAGTGACACGCACGCAATGGCACCACCGCCGGAGCTGGTGCGCCAATGGACTACTTCTTTTGACTGTCCAGAAGCGTGGGGACCGAAAGATCAGTGGATCGCCAGCAAAGCCGCCCAGTGGGGTGCTGACAGGGAGTTGGATGCGTGTTGTGAATGGCACCGCAACCGTGGTTACTCCAGGTTTATCACCTTGCGTGAAGACCGCCGCCCCAAGCCACCGAGCTTGAAGGAGCAGGCGCTTAAAACAGTTGACGAAATGTCTGACTGCATGAGCGCAGGATTTATACCGAAACGCAGCGATCTTGACACCATCCGTCGCGCGCTGGAGGCTCTGCCCAATGACTGACACACACGCAATGGCACAGTTGCGCAGCGATCTGCTGACTGCGCTATACAAGAAGACGCCTAGTCCGTTGAACCGTGACCAGCTGATGGAGCTGTGTCGCACTAAGTTCTTGACTCGAGACCGGACATGGTACGCCGATGCTGTCACCGAACAGCTGAAGGTGTTGCATCAAGCTTCTCTCATCCGCCCCTTCAATGGAGGATTTATCCTCACTGAGAGGGGGAAGAAGGACAGGCAACAAGCAGCACGATTCATCAAACAACAACCACAGGATGCAGCATGACTGACATTAAAGAAGTCCTGGCCCAGCGCGAGAAAACGCATGGCGCATTTGAGATCCACGCCACTGTTACCCAACAGTTGAAGGCTGTGGTGAACCAGCACATGCTGGACCAGGGCCGTGAGCTGAACGCCTCCATGCAGGAATCGATTGACATGATCCTCCATAAGATCGGGCGAGTGGTGGCTGGGAACCCCAACCACGTCGATCACTGGGACGACATCGCCGGGTACGCACTGCTCATCTCTGCGCAGCTAATGGAGCCGTTTGATGTCTGACCTCGATGACACGCTCACCGCGATTGCCGCAGTAGCAATTCTTCTGATTATGTTTGCGGTTACTTGGTGGTGGTTGCCGCAAAAGTGGCAAGCCTGCCAAGAACTGTATGACAACCGTCCGGCCCAAATATTCTGCCTTGGAGCTAAATGACTGACCCCACCCCCACCGACTGGCGAGCGCTGTGCGCTGCCGACGCCGAAACTTGAGGTTTTGCCATGACTTACCAACCTGAATGGAGAGAGGATGACGAGGCGCGCATGGCCCGTCTCGAGCGCCTGTACTTCCTCGATGGACGCAAGCACCTGCCCAATGGGCACCCACTGAAGGGCACCTACACCGGGCTGCACCAGAAGTACCAGGAGCGGGGCTGGTGAGAAGGGGGATCGATCGCAAGTTCACCCTGCACTGGGCTGACGACCAGGCCCCCAACCTGGGCGAAGGCGTCAGTCGCACAAGCAAGGCAGCCGCCTCCCTTTGGGAAGTGCACATTGGCTTTGGATCTTCGAGGCCAATGAAGGAATGGCTCCGGGCGATGAACCATGGGCAGGCCCGCAAGTTTGCCCGCAACCGTCACCCATCTGCAACAACAATCACCGTCATCGGAAAACAAAATGGCCCAATCATCTAAGCCAGCCGAGAATGTTTACAGCCTGAAGGCCATACCTCCAACCAAGGAGGACAGCGACAGCAAGGGCTATGTGTTGTACTACAAGCCAAGTCATGGCTGGTTCGCCGGCTATTGGCAGGCGCCTTACCTAGAGGGCGTGACGCACTGGACCTACCTGCCAGAAACCCCGCCAGCACTGCCCGATCCCGACATCACTCGTGATGCTGCGTTCGAGAAGTGGACTGCGTCGTTCCCCGATAAGTTCAGCGAGCCAGCTACTGCATTGATCCGCCTTGGTTGGAATGCTGCCTGGAAACGTGCGGTCTGAACAGGATCAGATTGAGCTGGAGCGTGAGATGTTCCAGCTTGGCGCCGACCGTCGTCAGCTGATGGGCAACCGGCGCAAGCTATTGCGCATGGAATCCCTATCTGACTACGGGGACACGCTTGTTCAGCTTGGCGTTGAACGATTGACCCAAGCAATCAGGCACCATCGCAAGCGGATCAAGGAAGGCCAGGCCGGTACCAACTACGCCGGCCTGGGTCCCTTGACCCAGATGGCGCCGCACAAGATCGCTGCCTGTGCCCTGCGTGTGGTCGTCGACCAGATCAGCTCGACGTGTCGCCTCTCTGCCCTTGCGCATGAGGTGGCCGACAAGCTGTGGGTTGAGACGATGCTGGCCAGGGCCAGCAGGTGGGAGAGGCAGAACCACAAGCGTGTGCGTGGTCGCTTCAAGCAGAAGGTGCGCGACATCAACGGGATGCGTGGCACTGAGCAGTGGTCACCCAAGGAACGTGCTGCCACCGGTGCGTTCCTCGTGTGCCTGGTGGCCAGCGAGACCGGGCTGATCAAGGTCAGGCAAGAGCGGGTCGGCATGCGCACCCCCTACATGGTGCGAGCCACGCCTGAGTGCCTTGCCTTTGTCAGCAAGGTGCATGAGGCAGGCATGCTGCTGTGCCCCTTCTCCCTGCCAATGGTCGTGACGCCGCGGCCCTGGTCCTCACCGCTTGAGGGTGGGTACCTGACGGACATCCCCAACAACTGGCTGCTGAAGGATGGGGCAGAGCTGGTGGCGCAGCACTGCAAGGGTGATGAGCCCTTCATCCAGGCAGCCAACCTGCAGCAGGGGGTGGCATGGCAGATCAACAGCTGGATGCTCGAGCAGGTTGAGCACGCATGGGACAAGAGCATTGCCATCGGCAACCTCATGCCCCGGGAAGGGTGGGCTGTGCCGCCCTACCCCAAGCACCTGCCAGAGGATCACCCTGACGTGACCCAATGGAAGTTCAACGCCCGCCAGATCCACGAGAAGAACGACAAGACCAGGAACCGACGCATCGCCACAGCCAAACAGCTGTGGATTGCACGACGCCTGGTCGATGAGCCCGAGCTGTACTTCCCAATGCAGCTGGACTTCAGGGGTAGGTATTACTACCGACCCCCGTTCCTCAATCCGCAGGCCAACGACATCGGCCGGTCACTGTTGCAGTTCAGCAACGGCAGGCCGATCACCGATGAGCACCAGGCCGAATGGCTGTGGGTGCATGGCGCCAACCTCTACGGTCATGGCAAGCTCAGCTGGTCGGCCCGCCTTGCTTGGGCTCACCAGAACAAGGAGGCCATCTGCCGATCAGGCATGGACCCTTGGCAGCATGCGGAGTTCTGGGCCAAGGCCGACGACCCCTGGCAGTTCCTTGCCTTTTGTCGTGCCGCCTACCAGTACGTCACGCATCGGCACCACTTCGTGTGTCAGCTGCCTGTCGTTCTGGACTGCACCTGCTCTGGCATCCAGCACTATTCGGCCCTGCTCCGCAACGAGCACATGGCTGAGCTGGTGAACCTGATGCCAAGCGAGAAGCCGCAGGACATCTACTCCCGTGTCCTTGCTGCTGTCCTTGACCGGGTGCGTGGCGATGCGATGAACGGCGATCAAGCCGATCGGATGCACGCCAAGTCATGGCTGGAGTTGCAGCCCGACAGGTCGCTGACCAAGGCAGTGGTCATGACCACGCCGTACTCTGCCACCAGGCAGGCGATCTTCCAGCACTGTCAGCGATGGGCATTCGAGCGGACGCTCGAGCTCTACGGCACCGACGGGTGGTGCTTCAAGCGTGGCGCCATCGCCGCCATGCACTACATGACCACCATCCTCAGCCGGGAGACGGCCAAGATCATCGGCCCTGCCAAGCACGCCATGCACTGGTTCAAAAGACTGGGCAAGCTGGCTGGCGAACACGACATCCCCCTTCAGTGGACGTCGCCGTCAGGGCTGCTGGTCAACCAGTCCTACGTGGACATGAGAGGGGTGCAGATCGTGCTGCACCACCTGTCACCGGTGCGGATGACCTTCCGCTCCAACCACCAGCCCAATGGGTTGAGTGCCATGCGCATGGGCAATGGCCTCAGCCCCAACGTCATCCACTCCATGGATGCCAGCCACATGGCACTGTCGACCATCGACGCCTTTGCCAATGGGGTGACCAACCTCGGCGGGATCCACGACTGCTTTGCCACGACGCCCGCTGAGATGGGGCAGGTTCGCGATTCAGTTCGCAACGCCTTTGCCTCCATGTACTCCGAAGACTGGCTCACTGCCATAGCCTCGGAGCTCCTGGCTCAGATCCCAGAGGACCTGCGCCAGGGCCTGCCCAAACTCCCAGCCTCTGGTGGGCTGGACATCAACACCGTTCGCAACGCGACGTACTTCATCACCTGAACATGAACTACACCTTCATCGACAAGATCAAACTGACCACCCCCATCGCTCGCTTCCAATATCCGAAGCTGATCGAACCTGAAACCAAGTTCAACCCTGAGGGTGTCTACAAGGTGACAGCTGCGATCGATGCAGCGGATGCGTCCGTCATCTCCGATGCCCTTGATGACCTGCTCCTCCGGCACAAGGCATCGCTCAAGGCACAGGACCCAAGCAAGAAGGACTGGAAGCTGGTGCAACCGCCCTTTGGGTTCGAGGAGGTGGACGGCAAGCCTTGCTTCTTGGTCAAACCCAAGATGAAGGCCAAGGGTGTTGACCGCGACGGTCGTGCCTGGACTGCAGCGCCTGCCCTGTTTGACGCCAAGGGTCAGCCTGTCCGTGACCGCGAAAGCCTGCGTGGCATGTGGGGCGGCACCGTCGGCCGCGTGTCCTTTGAGGCCTGCCCCTTTTACCAAGCAGCCCTGGGTGCTGGCATTACCCTCAGGCTCAAGGCTGTCCAGATCATCAGCCTGATTGAGGGTGGTGGTAATGCCGAGAGCTTCGGGTTCGAGGAAAGCGACGGCTGGACCAGCTCCGCTGAAGCCACGCCGTTCGACAGCTCGAGCAGCATCCCGGAGATCGACTCGGACTTCTGAGTTCCGATCCATGTTTGAGGCTGGCGTCGCCGCTGGCCTTGAACTACGGGGCCTGGACTACGACTACGAAACCCAGGCCCTGCCCTACGTCATCCACGCCAGCTACACCCCTGACTTCATCCTCCCCAATGGGGTGATGGTGGAGACCAAGGGCCTGCTGACGCCTGAAGACAGACGCAAGATGATCGCCGTCAAGGCAGCGCACCCTGACAAGGACATCAGGTTCTGCTTCATGCGGGCTGACGCCAAGCTTTCCCGTCGACCTGGCGCCCTGGCCTACTGGCAGTGGGCAGAGCGACACGGCTTTCTCTGGTGCGAAGGCCACATCCCCACCACCTGGTACGCCCATGCCGTCCAAGTTCCTGAAGCATGAGGCCTGTCCTCAGTGCAACAGCAAGAACAACCTGGCCAGATACGACGACGGTCACGCCACCTGCTTTGGCTGTGGCTACCAAGAGCAACCACCCAAGGGTGAGAAGCTCCGCCCCATCGAGCCAATGCCACCACCCACCACACCACTGATCGAGTTCGTCAACATCAAGCCACTCGGCAAGCGAGGGATCCTCGAAGAGACGTGCAAGCTGTTCGGCTATGGCTGTTCCAGTCACAACGGGCAGCCGGTCCAGATCGCTGCCTACAGGGACCAGCAAGGCAAGGTGGTTGCGCAGCATGTGCGCAGTCCAGACAAGCGGTTCCGCTGGCTGGGCGACACCAGCAACATGCAGCTGTGGGGTCAGCACCTCTGGCGCCAAGGGATTGGCGGCAGTGGCGGCGCCTTCGTTGTCGTCACCGAAGGTGAGATCGATGCCATGTCGGTCAGCCAGGTGCAGGGCAACCGCTACCCAGTGGTATCCCTGCCCAATGGTGCGCAGTCAGCCAAGAAGTACCTGGCTGCCAACGCACCCTGGCTGTCACAGTTCCAGCGGATCGTGCTGTGTTTCGACAGCGACGACCCGGGCGAGAAGGCAGCCAACGAGGCACTGACCGTCCTGCCCTTGGGCAAGGTGGCCATCTGCCGGCTGCCTCGCAAGGACGCCAATGACATGCTGCTGGCCGGCGAAGGTGAGCAGCTGCGCGACCTTCTCTGGAAGGCCACGCCATCCAGGCCTGACGGCATCGTCAATGCCAGCGAGCTGTGGGAGGAACTGATCAAACCGGGGGCCTCCTCGGTCTGTCAGTACCCCTGGCCACAGCTGAATGCCATGACCCATGGCTTCCGCAAGGGTGAGATGACGACCATCTGCGCTGGCTCTGGCGTGGGTAAGTCGTCCGTCTGCCGGGAGGTGGCTCACCACTTCCTACGGCAGGGCCTCAGGGTGGGCTACATCGCCCTCGAGGAGAGCGTCAAGCGCACCATGCAGGGCATTGTTGGCATCGAGCTCGGCAAGCCCATCCACCTGGATCCCTCTCTCGCCAGCGAGGAGGAGCTCCGTGATGGCTTCGATCGGGTGTTCGGCTCCGGCCGCTGCTACCTGTACGACCATTTCGGATCGATGGATCCCGATCACCTGATCAACAAAATCAGGTACCTGGCCGATGCAGAGCAGGCTGACCTCGTCGTCCTTGATCACCTCACCATCGTGATCAGTGGCTTGGCGGACCTTGACGAACGGCGAGCCATCGACGTCACCTGCACCAAGCTCCGCCAGGTGGTGGAACAGACCGGCATTGGCCTGATCCTGGTATCCCACCTCAAGCGGCCGGAGGGCCGCGGCCATGAGGAGGGGGCCCAGACCTCCCTCTCCCAGCTCAGAGGCAGCCATGCCATCGCCCAGCTCAGTGACATGGTCATTGGCGCTGAGCGCAACCAGCAAGGCGACGTCGCTGAGCGCAACGAGCTACAGCTTCGGGTCCTGAAGAACCGGTTCTCCGGGCAGACAGGCCCCTGCGACAAGCTCCTCTACGACCAGCTGACAGGGCGACTGGTCGTCCCCATGTCCCATTACTTCGGGTCCTAGCCACCACAGATGAACTGCCCACACTGCGACTGCCCCGTCAACCGGGTCGTCATGACTCGCACTGTTCCGAAAAAGGCCAAGATCAGGCGACGCAAATGCAAGGCCTGCGGCAAAGGCTGGTACACGGCCGAGGTACTGCTCCCCGACAAGGCCATCGTCCACACCAGGGACAGCATCACCGACAGGCGAGACCTCGCCCTGCACAGCCAGTACCGGAACATCACCTTCAACCCATGACCGTCTCCTTTGTTCACTGCACCCCAGATGCAGAAGGCCTGATCGTCGACATGGCCAGGGTCAGCAACCCAACCAACCAGGCCAACCGCGGCACTGCCCCACGACTGATCGCCTATCTCATCAAGCACAAGCATTGGTCTCCCTTTGAGATGGCGGGCCTGTGCCTCAAGATCGAAACCGAACGGGACATCTCTGCCCAGATCATTCGGCACCGGTCGTTCTCTTTCCAGGAGTACAGCACCAGGTATGCAGCCACCCTGCTTTCCGAGTGCCCGGCCCAGCGTTTCCAGGATCCGATGAACAGGCAGAACAGCATCGACGCTGTCGACGACGTCAGCCAGGCGTATTGGGCGGAGCGCACTGGCGCTGTCATCACTGAGGGCTGGCGCCTGTACGACGAGCTGCTCCGCAATGGCATGGCCAAGGAGACGGCACGGCGGATCCTGCCCCTCTGCACCCCCACCACCATCTACATGCACGGCACGCTGCGTTCCTGGATTCACTATCTCGAGATCCGCTGTGGCTCAGAGACTCAGCTCGAGCACCGGCGAGTCGCCGAATCATGCAAGGCGATCTTTGTCGCCAAGTTCCCTGCCATTGCCACCGCCCTGAACTGGACTATCTGACATGACACTGCTGATTGATGCTGACTGGCTGATCTATTCGGCCTGTGCCGCCTGCGAGACCGACATCCGCTGGGATGAATGGATCAACACCCTGCACCTCGAGCAGGCTGACGTCAAGGATTACGTCTCCTCCCGCCTGTCCTACTGGAGGGACATCTCCGGCCACAAGGAAGTGGTCATGTGCCTGTCGGACTACCCGACCTTCCGACACGAGATCCACAGCGAGTACAAGGCCAACCGCATCGGCAAGCGCAAGCCCTTGGGCCTGCGTGACATCCGGCTGTGGATCGAGCAGTCCTATGCCACTCGCACCTGCATCGGCCTCGAGGCTGACGACGTCATGGGTGTGCTCGCCACCGGCGGCTACTACCCCGACCCGATCATCGTCAGCATCGACAAGGACATGCGTACCCTGCCCTGCCAGTTGCTGGCCGGCGACGATGTCGAGACGATCCATCCTGCCCAGGCCAACCGGATCTGGATGATGCAGTCACTCACCGGCGACTCGACTGACAACTACCCCGGCATCAAGGGTGTAGGGCCGGCCAAGGCAGCCAAGCTCTTGGGTGAAGCTGGCACCCTGCCGGACATGTGGGAGAAGGTGGTGGCGGCCTATCGGAAAGAGGGCATGACCTTCAAGGACGCCCTGCTCAACGCCAGGCTGGCTCGCATCCTTCGCCACGGCGACTACGACTTCGCCTCCGGTGACATCAAGCTCTGGGACCCAGACGTCGATCCTTCTATGAAGGCGGCTTGACCCCCAGGCCCTGATACATCGCATTGACGCGGGCATCCCTGTTCACAGGTGTGCCCGCCTGGATGTCTTGCTTGGCGTCACGCATGGCAGCCATGGCGTTGGTCATCCCAGCACCAAGCCCTGCGCCGACGCCACCTGCATTCATCATCGCTGGGCTGCACACCTCAGCCTCTCCGCCGACGAGACATGCCGGCCTCGCTCAGGGCGATGGCCAGGGCCTGGCGGGGGTTCTTCACAACAGGACCACCCTTGCCGCTGTGGAGCTCACCCTTCTTGAACTCGCGGAGCACCTTGCCCACCTTCTTCTCGCCCTTGCCCTTCATTGCTTGACCCTCTTCGAGATGACACCAGCCAGGATCTCGACGACCCGGTAAGTCTTCACGATAAGGCGGCTGTACTTGTCCAGCTGCTGGTTGTCCTTTGGTGTTGGTGTCATGTTTACCCAGACCACGGCCGCCCCGTGAATGGCCACGGCCAAGGCCACGTAGTCAGCGATGCGTTCAGTCATAGGTCTTTCTCTCGATAATTCTGAGCCGTTCCTCGTGGTCCTGCAGCATCACCTGCATGGCGCCCAGGATGGTCGTGGTCTTGGCCTCGAACTTGCCGAGGCCGTTGGCGATCTTCCATAGCGCCGCAACGCCGGATCCACCCAGGCCGATCAGAGCAAGAATCGAGGCTGGATCCACCACTGATCGGCTGCGCACCTGCAGAGTAACAAGAGCTCCAGATCAGGTCAGCCCGAACAATTCCTTCAGCTCGACGACTGTCAACCCAAAGGTCGCCAGCTTCTCTTCGGTGGTGAGCACGACGCCTGGCTCGATGATCGGGACAAGCGGCGGCACTGGATCAGGCGTCGGCTCAGGCGTCGGTTCAGGGATTGGCTGCACCTGCCATGCGCTGTCAACCCAGACCGCTTGCTCACCAGTCCCAGGCTGTGGCGGTTGCTGAGTGGTGGAGTGGGCCGGCAGCAGCCACACGCCAGGTTCCAGGGGGCTCTCGTCGGCCTGGCCGGAGCTTAGGTAAACGCCGGTGTCAGGGTGGAAGTGATAGATGTTCATGGCTCAGTGCTTGATGCAAACAAGAAGGGCAATGTTGCGGGGGCGCGTCTCCGTGCCACCATTGGCAGCAATGCTGATGCCAGTGGTGTTGCTATAGATATAGCCGCCACCGCCGATATAGTGACCGGCCGGACCACTAACTTGGATGCCTCCGCCGTTCACAATAAACTCGCCAGTCTGGCCGTGTGTGTGGCCGGGGTCGCTAACAGAGTGAGTGTGGCTCTGATAGTTTTGCGCTTGGCTTGAACCCATGGCGCGGCCAGTGTCAATGCCACGGCCGTCGTCCCAACCCCGCGCAAACTCACCCCGCAAATCAGGCAAGTTGAACGTGGTGCTGTTATCGCCGACGCCATAAGTGGTGCCGATGGCAGCAAACAATGCGGAGTAGGTTGTGCGGCTGACGGCTGCGCCGTTGGCCTTGAGGTACCCGGTTGGCGCCGTGGTGCGTGCCGTCCATGTCACCGTCCCCGCGGGGGTTGGGTCAACGGGGGGTGGCAGGGCGGTGATGGTGTCGTCCAGCTCCTGGATGGCCGCCTGGACATTGGTTGAGGCGACGGTGCCGTAGGGGGCGAACGCAACCTTGGTACCTGCAATTGCAGCAGTTGCGCTGATGTCCCCGTCGACGATGGTCCCATCCGCGATCTTGGCGCTGGTGACAGCTTGGTTGTCGATCGTCCAAACCGTTCCACCGACAGACGTCGTGATGTCGCCCTTGTCCCCGTTGGGAATGACACCTGCCAGTCCCTCGACCAGGCTGTCGTCTAGCTCCTGCTGGGTATAAATCGACTGCTTTGCATTTGTGTCGAAGTCAGCGGCGACAGGCGTCGACCCATCGGTGAAGTCGACGAGAGGCTCCGTCAGTGGCGTCTGCCGGTAGACGCGGACGGCAGCGCCGTTAGCCGGCGCCACGTCTAACTGGATCAAACCGCTGTTGATCCAGGTAAATGTAACCGGCGAACCATTTACAAGGGCCCGCACATGCTCTTGGCTGATATAGCCAAACGGCACCGCGAACTGCCTATTTGATCCGTTGCCGGTATACAGGACGTAGGAGTAAGCCATCAGCGGTTGGGGGTGATCGACCAGGGCTGGGCGCCTGCTGGCTCTGAGGTAGTGGCTCCACCGTACCGGCGCAAGAAGTTCATTTCATCTCGCCGCCCTTGCTGCATCACCTTGTTCCGCTCGATCTCTGCGCCCTTGGCGGTGGCGCTCCCAAAGACCTGCTTGGCCAGCTCCTTGTACTTCTGGATCTCCTGCTGGATGAACGCGGCCCGGTAGCTCACCTGCTGGGTGGAAGGTGGCTCGATGGGCAGGGCTTGGTAATCGGCTGAAGTGATCAGCTCGGTCACCGCCTGGTGCCATGTCCGGCCGAACTCATCCTTCACCGAAGCGAAGACCTCTTGGTACTGAGCCAACTGGCTTGGGGTCAGTCGCATCTCAGGTCCGAAGTCCGAAGCGCGCGGCCCGCTGAATGTGGACCCCTTGCCATGGATCTCTGCCATCTCCCGTTGCACTGGGTCGTCAATCGGGCGGCCCTCCCGGAATGCAGACCACGGCACGAACTGCATCATGGCTGCCAGGAACGGGGCATCCTCGTCGATCATCCCAGTGCCAATGACCTGAGGCAGCACCATGGGTGGAGCTCCAGGCAGCGTCCAGTCACGACGTGCAGGCAGGCCTTGCGAGTACCCAGGCACGGCATTCCGAATCTCGTCCCAGGTCTCCTGCCAGAAACCCCAAAGGCCGCCGGCCTCACTGGGGTCCACACTCCGAGCGATCGGATCGACCTGACGTCGAGCGGCACGCAGCGCGGAGCTGTACGGCACCATGCTGGCGGTGATCCGCTGCAGGTACCGGGCGAAGGGATCCCGCTGCGCAGCGCCGACGAAGGTCTTCGCAGGATCAAACGCTGCTTCGTACAGCTCGTTGATGCCTTGGAAGTAGGTCTTGTTCAGGATGCCGCTGGTCTGCATCCGCACCAAGGACAGCACCAGCGCACTGCCAAGCCGGTTGCGTGACTCCGTCGGCAGGCTGGCTGCCACGTCGGTGTAATCGCCCACTGCGCCGAACAGCGTGGCGAATGGTTCCATTGCCGCCAGGGACACTGGGGCATTCCATCGAGCGTTGTCCTGGTCCCAGAACTGGATGGAGTACGGCATCTGCCGATCCCTCATCCACTTCTCGCGGGCCAATGGATCCTGTGGCCCTGCGCCATTGATCCGCAGGTGCCCCATGGTGGTCGCCAAGGTCAGCATGGTCATGACGCCAGAGCCAACAGCGATCTCGCCAACGGCACGTTGGCGGGTGCCAGCGTCGGAGCTGGTGATGTCACGCCAGAACGAGTCCACAAAGACGGCAGCAGGAGTGCTGCGCATGGCTGACTTGATGATGTTGCTTGGCACCCGCTGGAACGGCTGGATGAACTTGAACACCGGTCCGATCATCCGCGCACTGGACAGGGTCTGAAGCGCTTCCCCGGGCAGCGATCCAATGCGACCCAACGGCACCGGACCATTGAGCATCCCGTCAGCCAGCTTGTGCATGAAGAACCCTTCATCCACGTATTTCTTGGCAAAGTCCATCAGCTCGTCACCCTTCAGGTCACGAGTCGCACCGATCCTCATGCCCTCGTCCAAGGTGCGAGGCTCGAGCTCGGCCCAAATCTTGTCGGTGAAGTTCACTGCATCCATGAACTTCTGCGCATGCGGGCTCTCCATGGCCACGTCGGCCAAGGTCTTGCCGTTGATCACGGCGTCCTTGATCGCCTGGTCTGTCCTGGCCGCGGCGTACTGCTGGGCGTAATCCCAAGCCTCGGCGCTGTGCTTCTTCAAGCCACGCTCCACTGCCAACTCCATGCCACGCGGCATGTGTCGGAAGTGCTCATAGGAATAGCCGGCGACGGTGCTGTTGAAAGCATCGATGCTGACCGCCACTCGGCTGGCGCCAGTCCCCACCACCTTCCACAGCATGTTCAGTGCCTGCCCAGGGCGAGTCTCCGCCCATGCCTGGCTCATGTTCATGGTGTTCAAGGTCCACCCGGTCATCGCATTGGGGTCGTCCTGCAGCAGGTCACCCTGCGCATCACGCTTGGCCAAGCGTTCCAGGTAATCCAGTGAGCTGGCTTCCATGTTGAACAACGGCTGCCCTGCCTTGAACGCATGGCCTGCAACACGGAAACCGTTTTGCAGATTCGACAAGTAGCTACCCAGCATCTGGATGCTGTACATGGCCCGGTCGAAATCGCCAGACAGCACGGCGCCCGACGTCTGCGCCATCCCCAACCTTCCAAGGTTGACGATGCCGTTGGTCAGGTTGGTCATCATCGTGACGCCACTGCTGATCAGGTTGTTGGTGCGCAGCATCAGCAGCGCATTGGCGTCCATCTGATTGACCTCGTCCAGCTTGCGCCAGGTCTTGGTCCTGATCTTGGGCTCAGCCCCCATGCTCACGATGGCCTGAGCAATGGCGTCGGCATCAGCCTCGGCCTTCGGAGTGATCTCTCCACCCTGAGCCGCTTCGGTCAGCTCGGGCGACACCTTCGATGTCAGGCCGTCGTACACCGTGTCGGACTGCTCGAGCTCCTGCTTGATGCCCTGATCCACCACGCTGACGCCCGGGGCCGGAGGTGCCACGGCTTCTGCCGCAGCGCCTGGAGCGGGAGGCACAGCTGGCTCCTCCACCACGCCGGCAGCAGGGGCTGCCATGCCTTCGTCTACGACACCTGTCGCGGTCGGGATGTCGTAGTTCCTGGGCAGCTGCATCTCAGCACCCAGTTGGCCCCAAGGCCGAGTGACCTTCATGATGGCCAGGTGCATGCGACGGGCTGAGTCGGCCGCGGTCATCAACTTCGCCAGCCGCTCTGACGCATTGGCGCCTGGTTCGCCCACGCTGTTCAGCCACTTGGCTGCTTCCATCTGCGCTTCCACCTGCTTCAGGTCAGCCAGCGCCATGGCACGGTTCAGCGCGCCATGTTCGTAGGCGCTGAAGCCCTGAGTGATGGCGTCCAGGCCACGCAAGATGGCAGCACCATCCTCACCGCGACGGTCGAACCATTGCTGGTTGAGCCTGACGGTCTCGGCTGCCGTGAACGACGGGATACCTGACTGCGTAGCGCGATCAGGCAGCACCTGCGACATGGCATTCAAACCAGGGATCAGGTCTTCCGACTGAGCCGTGTAAACCTGCTCTCCGCTGGGGCTCTCAGCCTTCTGGAAGCTGTTCAGCTTGTAGAGATCCTCCATGGTGATCTCGCCGCTCAGCAGACGGTCGCGGTTGTCCTGCAACAGTCGCGCGAACGACGTCACCCAGTCGGGATCCTCGGGGCCAGGAGGCAGATCAGCGGGGCGGGGGGCCCCTGGCATCTCGCTGGTCAGCTGAGGGAGTTGCTCCGACAGCAGGCCTTCGTCTTTGGCCACCTCAAGCAGGCCTTTCATGGCAGGGGCGCCCTGCTTGTCGAGCTCTCGAATCCGAGCCGCCCATTCCTTCTCCTGTCCTTCGCCAATCCCGATGACGTCGAGGACATTGCCAAGTTCGTCAGTCTGCTTTTTCAGCTGACCGGCAGATGCTTGCGCAAAGATGTCCCGAACAGATGTCCATCCGCGGCCTCGGAAGGCGTTGTATAGCTTCTCGGCATAGTCGAACATGTCGTCGACCAAAGCAATGCCATCAAGAATGGCTTTGCCAGCAGTCCCAACAACTTTCGTAAGGACATCATCTTTTTCGAGGCCATCGAAAAACTTGATGTCGTCTGGCGTGACACCAAGCATGACTGCCGCTGGCGTGACACCAGCTCGATCGGCCTCGTCGTAGCTTTCGAACGCCTGCGCACCCAGCTCAATGGGTTTGTCTTTTCGTCCAGACCGCCGCCCCATTTGATTCTTGGCAGCAAAGTACAGCTTCAGTTTTGCGAACATGGTGTCCATGACCTTCAGCTGATCAGCAGTCATGCTTCTGAGCTGCAGAACGTGGAACGCTTCGTGCGCCGCGACATTCAGCTTGAGCTTTTCGTAGTCAACAACCTTCGCTCCCTTGAATGGCAGCAATGACATTTCATGGAAGTCGATTACTTCCCTGATTGGATCGCCTTGAATGCTTGATTCCACGTCGAGGGTGTAGCCGCCGCCAATGCGACGCATCTTGCCCTGAGTCCCATGGGCAGCAGTTCCTGGCCGGAACACCATGCCCTCTTGAAAGCGCACGACGACGTCGTCGCCAGCGATGCGGCGCACCGCATTGACCATGCTGTCCTTGACGGCTGCAGCAACGTCTGGGTCGACGCGATACGACTCAGGCAACTCGTCGGGAAGGATCTCGCCAGCCTTGCGCACTGCATCGGGATCCAAGCCACCAAGCTGTTCCGATGCCAGGGTCGGGGACTTGGCGCCTAGGTCAACCTTCTCCAGGCTGATGCTGGTTGCTGGATCCCAATAGATCCGCACTGTGTGCAGTCGCTTGCCACCGCCGGCCAGCCGGCCGCCCTCGTGGGAGAACCCGCCATAGCCCTCAGCCTTGAGCGAATCAATCAACGCATCAAAGATCTCCTGGACGTCATAAGCAGGTACTTCAAATGATTTTGATGCGCCTCGGATTTCATCCATGACCTGCGCCAACGAAGCGTTAGCTGGCACCTCGTCAAGCGACGAATCGACTAATTCGCGAGCGGCGCCGTATCCAGGAATCGCACTAATGCGATCTCGCATTTCAGCGCTGATGGGCGCGTCGAGATCAAAGAACTTGATTGGCTGGTTTTCGGTAATTTGGTAAACAACCTTCTGAGCGTTTAGATCAACAGGCTTGTAATCCTCCAGAGTTTCCGCCAGCTTCAGCTGCCGCTGCGTTATATTGTTGGCGGGATACTGGGACGCTTCTTTCCGCAAGTTGGCTGCAATCTCTTGCATCCGCTCCTGGGTAAGGGCTGGCGCGTTCCTGCGGCCGCGGCCCTCAAGCCAGTTGATTTCTGCCGGTGTGGCGCCAGCACCGCTCAATTCATTCGACGCCGCATACATGGTGACGACGGGTTTGGCTTTGATGTTTTTCTTCTGGTAGGCAGCAGCAGTTTGAAGATCTTCGGTGGCATAGAAGCCATTGCCGTAGATGTTCATCCCATCGCCGGCATACTCACCGCCTTCGGTCAGCTTGAACTCTTGTGCCGCACCATGGAAGAACTGCCCTTGACCGCGGGTGTCTGGGAGGCCCGCTTGGCCAGGCGCGACAGCAGTGGCAGTGGGCGCGGCTTGGGGCTGAGCAGCCGGCACAGCAGCAGGGGCAGGCGGCTGCTCAGGTGCCAAGGTGGGCGACTCGAGTCCATCGAAGGATTTTGCCCCTGACGTGCGGGCTCCATAGAACTGCTTGTAGGCATTGGCAACTGGATCAATGGCAGCGGTATTGGACACGGCCTTCCATTTGGTCATGTCGGATCGCGCCGCCTCCATGTCCAAGTTGGGGATGGCATCAGGGTCAAGGATCGCGCCTTTCGCCCGCACCAGATCCAACGCGCGATCCAAGGGCAGCGGCTTGCCGCCATTGATGGGAGCCAGCCACGAAGCGAGACTCTCTGCTGCGACTTGGATTCGGTTTTCGTTAGTCCGCTCTGTGATCTTGCGGCTGGCGCCAGGCGGAATGTCGATGGGTGCAGCGGGTGCTTGGGCAGCGGCCTGGGGCTGGGGGGCTGGCGCAGCAGCAGGGGCAGGCGGCCGCTCAACAGCCGGCATCTCTAACGCCTTGTTCAATCGCTCGATAGCTGCATCCCTTGGGGTCGGAGCAGCGCCCTCAAGGAGGAACTGCCGCTCAGAAGCTGCGACCCGATCCAGGACGTTTCGTGCGTCCTGGATGCCTTTGGTCGTTGTCGCATCCATACTTTCCAACAGATCAGCAGCTTCCCTGAAGAGCGCTGCTTCCTCGGGCGACAGGCCCGTGGTGTCACGCAGGCTTGCGATGTCGGCGGGGTCAAGGCCGCCAGCGGGCGCAGTCGCGACCGGAGGCCCTGCGCTTGGGACTGCAGGTGTCCCAACTGCGGGAACTTCAGGTGCGACAGGTGGCGTCGTGACTTGCTGGGCCACTTGCTGGCCACGCTCCACTGCCGCCTGCATGGCAGCTTCCATGTCCGCGACGGCCTTTACGGCTTGTGCTGCCGCTTCCTCAACCTCCGTCTGCGCAGCAGTCGGTGCGACAGGGGCCTGTGATTCCTGCTTCGCAGCAACCAGTTGGTTGGCAGCCGCAACCTCTTCCCGCTTCAGCTTGAGGTACTGACGACGCCAGCTGTTGTACGTGCTGGTCTCAGCCTTCCACTGGGCAACATCCGCTGGCTTCGCCCCGGCAATGCCGTTGGCCCCAAAACGCTTCTTCTCGCTACTGGGCTTGCTGGGCTCGGGACCGATGGCGTCCAGCTTGGCCTTGGCTGCGTCGTATTGCTGCTGTGCGACGTCGATCTTGGCTTGCCGTTGTGGTGCCGCCACAGCCACAGGAGCAGGCACGACAGCGGTCGGAGCAGCCGGAGCAGTGGCAGCAGCGGGCGTCGGTACGGCCGCGGGAGCAGCGGCAGTAGGAGCAGGGGTAGGAGCAGCAGGAGTCGGAGTTGGGGCGGGAGCAGGGGTAGGAGCAGGAGAGGCTGCTGCCGCCTGCCTCACCTTCGCCAGGTTGAACAGTGCTCGAGCAGCAAGACCTGTCGTGCGAATGACAGCCTCCGCCCCGGGGCCGACCACAGCAAGCCCGCCCACGCCTTCCTTCCACCGAGCGTCGGCTTCTGTGTCGCCAGGCTTGGTGCGGAACAAGTCCACCAAAGGGCCATGCAGTGGCGTGCCTGACTGCTTCTCCGCCCAGTCGAGGATCTGACCGACCATGGTCTGCTCGCCTGGCGTGAACGCCAACGCATCCACCACCAAGCCCGTGGGAGCACCTTTGACCACGGCCTTGGTCGCTCCGATGGCAAGCCGAGGAACGGCGCCGCCGCCCTGCGCAAAGGCCGCGGCAGTGCGAGTGGCTTGGGCGGCTGTTCCGACACCTGGGATTGCAGTCAGACCCTTGGCAGCAAGGCTGCCGCCACGGGCGGCAAGGATCCATGCCATGGCGCCCTGCATGAAACCAGTGACCAAGTCCTCCCCTGCGCCCGTGCTCTTGATCCGCGGCAGAGGAGGCATCACGCCCAAGATGGGAGAGTCGGCTTGGCCTGGCTTGCGGCTACCAGCAGCTGGCAAGTTGCCCAGCACGCTCTGCGCCAGGTCACGGGCGGCGTTGTAGCCGACCCGGGCACCAATCATTGATGGGGCCTGCATCTGCCGCCCGACCTCAGAGCCGGCAGCCGTGACAGCTTTGCCTAGGTCGCCAGTCCGCTGCAGCTCTTGGACGCCGCGGCCGACCACTTGGGCGCCCATCTTGACGCCGCTCTCCAGCATCCCTTGCGGGCCCAGACCTCGAGTGGCCTCGTACAGATCCATCGGGCTGGGCAGCGTGGGCCCTGCACCCTTGGGCTGTTCGCCTGCCTTGGGCTTGTAGACGGCACCGGTGACCACCGCCCGACGCTCGCCGGTCTTCTCGTCGACAACGATTTCGTAAGGCATCGATCAGATCCCCTGCCGCAGCAGTCGCTTGACCTGATCGTATCGGCTGCCAAAGATTCGTCTGCCCTCTGCGGCGCTCACTACCTGCTGCTTCGTGTAACCAAACACCCCTTCGTATTGGCCAGGAGCCTTGGCGATGTCGACAATCGGCTTGTTGCCCGCAATGGCCGAGCGATTGATCAAGTTGGCGGCCACTTCTAGCTTGCCCATCGTCGTGGGACCAGCCTCGGTCAACGCAGTAAATGCCAGCGCGTTGATGTCCTGTTCGCTTAACCGACGAGCTCGAGCAATGGCTTTGGGAACAACCTGCGGGTTGAAGTCAAAAAACCAGTTCTCTCGCGGGTCGCTTTGGTAGTCCCCTGGCCTCTTGTTTTTGACAAGGCTGGTGCCACGAAACTGGTTGGCGCCACGCAGTTTTTTGATCACATCCAGCAGGCTGGCCGAGCCGGCACCGACCGGGCCAATGGCGGCCATTGCCAGCGGCATGGGTTCAGCTGCAGCTGGTGGCACCAGCGCATTCATGGCCGCATTCCCCGTGTTCTGCAAGAACGACGCCAGTCGCATCGCTGTCATCTGGCTGGGATTGACCATGGCAAGCCCCCCGCTGCCACCTGCCGGCGGCACGTAACTCACCTTCTGACCCTTGAGGTCATTCATACGACCGTCGTACTGCTCGGGGAATGGCACACCGGGATAGTGATTTTTCCATTGCTTGCGGAAGAAATCGTCAGCCTTGGTGCCATAGCCGGAGTCCTTGATGATCTGGCGCGTCTGGTCCGTCAGGGTATTCTTCTCCGCCCATTCGGTTAGGGCATTTCGGAATGCAGCTTCCGGCATGACCAAGCCTGCGTCGACAGCCCGGTTGAGCTGTGTCGCCTGTGGGGCACGACCGCCGCGGCCAAGGCCAAGGAACCCACCACGCTGGTCGTAGTAGCTGTTGACGTCTTGAATGACGGGCCGTGCGCTCAATGGAGCGCGCGTGTCGATGCGTCCCTGCAGCTCCTTGCCCAAACCATCCAGATACTTCTTTTGTTCTTGAAAGATTTGCTGCGGACTTGCATTATTGGCGTAACCACTGCGGCGAATCTGGTTTAACTCGTCCCTGATTTGTGCGTTGCGGTTAATCAAGTAGTTGGACTCGCTTTGCTGCAAACCTTGCCCCTGCCCCGGTAAAACCAGGAAGCCCTGCTCCTTCTTCAGTAGCTGCTTGATGCCTTCCTCGATGGCGTTTTGCGCCGGTCTATCGCGCTGCGACTGCTCGCGCTTTGCATCAGACACCAAGCCTTTTAGCTTGCCTGGGTCGATTAACCCTTCCTTGTTCAATCGATCGTATTCATTTAGCTTTTGCTCAGGCGCCATGCCAGATCGATCAATCTCATATGCCCTGCGCTCGGCCTCATTGCGGAAGAACTCATCGACCCGTCCGCCTGAGTTGATAGCTCGCTCTACCTGCTGACTGGCCTCCACCTGGGCTGGGCCCGGTGGCATCTGCATCACGTAAGCCCTCGCTTCCGCAGCCGCCTTTTCGCGGTCACGACCGACCAGTGCTGGATCGTTGAGCCTGAACTGAGCGATCACCTGTGGAGCAATCTTCTCGCCTTGGTAGCCAAGCACCGTGTCGGTTGCTTGCTTGATCTCCTTCAGGCTGCTCAGGCTGCGCTGCAGCCCTTCCAGCTGGGCAACAGCGCCACCCTTCGCCCCAAGGCGCTGCAGGTAGGTCTCGCCGTTGGGGCCGGCGATGACTCCAGCGAGGATGACCTGCTTCTGTCCCGACAGGTACTGCTGCTTCTCATAGTCAATGCCACCCTGCGCGTTCAAACTGGCCACATTGATTGCCGCCTGGAAGGACGGCTCAAGGGCTTCCATCCACCTCGGATAACCCTCCGCCCCAAGCACAATGCGAGCAGACGTCGCCATCTCGCTAATTGCTAACTGTGCATCAGCGACACTTGCTCCTGACTGGACCAAGCTGCCAATCAGTTGGTTGGTTGCAGCACCAAACTCGCGCTCCTTCCACGAATTATGAATCTTGGTTTGAGCTGAATCAAGCTCTGCGTACTTGGCGTAGATCTGCGATTGAGCCTCAGCAAAAATTACTGGGTCACTGGGCATCCTAATCAGTGAAGTCTTCGCCGCCTGCAGCCGTGGATCTCCAGGCTGCAACCACTCCTTGGGAATCTTGGCCCCAGAGGGGCCCTCTACTTCAGTAAGCCGATTGTATTCATCGGCAGCTTTAGCTAGATCAAACTGGACATTGGCTCGCTGAGTGAATCTATTGGCGTAAGCCAGTTGCAGCGGGCTCAACGACTGGACCTTGGCATAGGCCCTGGCCGCCCCTTCATCGCCTGCCTGGGCTTGGCGGTACAGCTGGTCTCGCAGCTCCGCCAACTGCTGGCCTGGATACTTGACCTGCAGGTCTTGCGCAAGCTGCTGGCCGACCAGCTCGGCACGCCGGTCGTCAACCTTCAGCTTCTCGACGTACTGCTGGCCGAAGGTTTCAAGGACAGGGCTGAAGCTGCCCAGTGCCCTGGCCAGGTTGGCCATGTCTTGGCTGGCAGCAGGCAGCTCTGGCGGCGCAAAAGTGCGGACCGGGCCGCCCAGGGTGGGAGCTCCCACCTGCTGGAATGTGTTCACTGGCGCCGCCTGCGGCTGCAGTGTCGGAACCCCCAGCGACTGCTGGGCCAGGGCTCCGCCTGACGCCATCTGCTCTGCGCCACCCAGGAGCCGCTGCGACGTGGCACGGCCTGTTTCGCCGTAGGTCTGACCGGTAGAGAGCTTGGCCATGGCTTAGTACGGCTTGATGGTTGGCGTATAGAGGGCGTCCATCTTGAACGCGCCAGCGTTTTGCGTTCCCGAAACGGGAGGCAACTTGGGAGGCTGCCCCAGTTTGAGATTTTTGATTTGCGCTGCGGAAGCCATGCCTGTCTGCACTCCTCCCACCACGGCTGCCGCACCCTGCAGGACGTAAGGGGCAGCACTGGGAGCCTGGGCGTAGATCGGTTCCAGTGGATCGAGGATCGGCTGCATCAGGTACGGCTGCTGGCTGGCCAGCCGACTGCCCCTAGTCGCCGCGGCCCCGACCTTCTGCTGTTGCGTCTGCGCCGTCGTGAACGCCAGGTTGCGCTCGGTGGCAAAGTCAAATGCCGCCTGCTGCCTGTAGTAATCGGCGATCAGGGCATCGACAGACGAGCCAAGACGACCTGTCGCCCTGACCTCCCCTCGAGCTTCTTGGGCCGATAGGGCTGCCTTGCGCTGCTGCTGGGCCGCGGCCTCCTGCTCCTGCATCAGCCGCAAGTTCAGTTGGGCGATGTCATTGGCGTAGGCCGTGTCCGCCAACAGCCGGTTCTGCTCCATCACCGACGCCTGCTGCTGCTGCTTCAGCTGCTCAAAGCCGCGGGCCGATGAAGCCTGCATCTGCTGGAAGCGGAAAGCCTGCTCCGCTTGGGCGTTGGCTTGGGCGGTGTTGGCCTGGGCCTGCTGGTACCCGGCAACGCCTTGAGCGATGCCAAGGCCAGCGGACAGGACGCCCAGCGTGATCGATACGGGCTCACACATGGCTCATCCTCACAAACTCCAGAAACGCTCGACCTTCTGCTCCATAGTTTGAATGCTCGGCGATAAAGGTAAAGCCCATCCACCGAAGCCATTTGACGTGAATCGCGTTGCGGGCATCCGCGTAGTTGAACAGCACCTTGTAACGCCCTCCCACTTCATCCAAGTATCCCTTGGCTTCGCGCAGGAACCGCAGCCGGTTGGCTGGGTCGTCGACCATCTCGTCGGTTCCCAACAGCCAGATCCGCCCCAAGCCTTCCTCTTGCGGCACCACGCCCCACATGCCCATGGGCCGGCCGCTACGGCCGACCATGGTCATGCAGGGATCACCCTTGAAGAAGCAGTACATCAACGCCTCGGCAGGCGTTTGGCCACAGCCAGCGCGGACCTCGTCGGCATCCTCCTGTCGCATGTTGTTGGCGACAGGCAGGATGTCCTTCACCACAGACCGTCGGGTGTGTGGTCTTACATCCGCCCCGCCCTGGTGTGATACCACCCTTCCCATTCGGCTGACTGCAACCTGCAGGGTAGGGCGCTGCTGCTTGCAATCTGAATCTTGGCGTCGATGTTCTGCGTCATGACCGGAACCCTGAACTTGCCAGTGCGCAAAGGGAGCTCGCCAATGCTGATCTCGGAATCTCCGAGCTCGAGACCGTTGTAGGGGTAGGTGTAAGTCGTCCTGCCCCGGGGGGTGACCTTCAGCTCGAAGTGCGACGTCTGGTCGAAGATCACCGTCCAGGTGCGCAGCTGCAGCTTGGGGCCGGCCACAACAGCCAGGCCACCGCCAGGCGGCTGCTCCTTCAGGTACTGGGTGCTGAACTCGTAGAGCATGTCGTAGAGCTCACCCACATAGAACTTGGAGGCAGTCAGGTCCCCGCGGACCACCAGGGTGCCGTTGCCGCCTGTCCCGCCTGTCAGCGTCTGGCTGATAGGTACCACCAACTGCCCATGCTGCAGGGTGTTTCCTGCGAATGACCGGCCGACGACGACCATGGTGCTGTCGGCGGCAATCGGATAGGGCAGCGTGATGGTGCTCTGGACATCGAGGCCCGCCGGGTTGGTCAGCGCCACGGAGCAGCTGGCCTCAGTGGTCTTGCGATCCAGGAGAATCTCGACCTCGGTGCCCGTGTCGACGTTCTCCGGCCGCAGGATCACCTTCTCCAGGTAGACACCATTGCTGTATTCGACGACCAGGTACAGCTCGCTGTCGACCATGCTCGCGCCGATGATCGACTTGGCGCCCTTCGCCTCCCAGTAGGACCAGGACGACTGCAGCTTGGTGTCCTGCTGGAACAGGAACTTGTAGAGGTAGATCCGCTTGGGCTGGTCCTTGCTGATCAGCAGGATGCTCTCCTCCGAGGCAGACGCAATCAGCGTGCAGAGGTTGCCTGGGATGAGCCTCGGCACTGATGCCGTCACCTCTTCCGACAGTGGTACCGGGCCGCTGGCGTCCGGCAGGAAGAACTCCCGCAGGCCGGAGAAATCGCCCTTGGGCACAGAGAAGTAAATCGTCCGGCCGACACCCACTGGGTCGACCTCCGGCAGCATCTCGAACGTGGTAACAGGCGTGATCGTCGCTGTCTTGGGCGTCAGGGACGTGCCGATGTTTGAGCCCGAGTCGAGCCGGAACTGGCCGTGGCGGCTGAAGAGCAGCAGGACATTGGCAAAGGCCAGGCTGCTGACCAGGAAGTTGATCTGCCGGCCGCCTGTCGTGAGATCGATCGGGTCGCTGTCGACGACGGTCTGCACGGTCTCGGGCCAGAAACGGTCGTAGCTGTCAGCAGCAGACAGGATGATGTTTTCGTCGGCCAGGAAGGCCAGCCGGTTGCGGAACAAATTGACGTTCTGGATCTTGCTGCCGACAAAGGTGGGCTCTGGCGCTGTGGCCAGATCACCGGCGACACGACCCGACCAATCAAATTGCTTAAATGTAAATGTGCCGTCATTGTTGCGAACCAGCACATGCGGCATTGTTGCCGGGTCAAACTTGTAGACAACGCCAGGCGCGACTGTCTCCTTCCAGACGCCATGGCCAGTGCCGCTGCCAGTATTCGCAACAAATCTGACGTAGTAATCGTCGGTCCTGGTCACAGCGGAGCCTTGGATCTTGACGATGAAACCGTGCTCCGCCCTGGTCGGGAGGTCGCTCAAGCTGTCCACAGTTCCCTTGACGCCGACGATCATCTCGCCACTTCTGCTGTCAAGGGTCGCGAGCGTGTAATCAGCGCCGCTGGTCCTGGTGATCATCACGTTGCTTTCGTAGCTTGTGACAGTCCAGCCGGTGCCAAGCGCAGTCGAAAGGCTTGTCGCCAGCGCTGACGCAACGGTGACAACATTAGGAACTGCGCCACCAGAGTTTGCAGTCGTGTGAGTAACAGTGGTGCTGTTGACTGTAATTGTGTACGTCGTTGCGTAATCAGCTGATTTCACAAACACCATCGACTTGGTGCCCCAGGTCGGCGACAAGTCACCGCCTCCAGTGAGCATTGAAACCGTCTTCTCGCGATTGACGATGAATGTGTAATCAGCGACTGACGCAACCCTGAACACATTGCTGGGCTCGCCAGTGATGTCCAGGTACCCAGTGCCGTTTGGCGTGGTCACGGTCTTGACGCTGCCATCCAGCCCGAACACCTTGATGGCGTTGTCCTGGATCAGCACCAGGTACCTGATGGTCGCGTCACGGTCGACGATGGTTGTGAACGGCCGGCCAGCTCCAGCTGAGCCATTGAACAACTTGCCGAGGTTGTAGCAGGGAGGACGCTTCTTCAGTCCCTCAACCGGGGACGACATGCAGTTGACGACCTGCTCGGCCTGGGATGCCAGGCGCAGCGCAGCTGGCTGCTGGCTGATTCCATTGATCAGGTTGGGGATGGAGCTGCTGACGAGTGGCATGGCTCAACGTTGCAGGGCCCGGCTGGGCATGAAGGTCATGAATACACCGGTGTGATTCGGGTTGCCACGCAGCATGTTGGTTTGGCTGACGGCCCCCTCCTCCTCCATGAACAAGGCTCGAGCCTCGGCCTCAGCTGTGATGTTGATCTTGCTGAGGTCTGCGCTGCCCAGGATCGCTTCCTGCAGATGCCGGCCAGCCTTGATGGTGATGTACTGCCGGGCGTGCTCGGGGAGCTCCTCCCACTCGAGGAAGTACGTGACGTCCGCGTTGAAGGCGTCAGTGAACTGGTACGTCTTGGACCGGCGGTCGTAGAGCTTGTCGCCGCGCTGGACGACGTCCAGTGATGGATAGCTGTAGGGATCGACCACGACACGGCTGACGTTGGGGGCCACTGCCACCTCTTGAGTCACCGCGTCGGGCAGCATCTCCCGCTCGTAATCGGTGTTGAACGACCAGCCGTCCACCTGGACCTTGCGGCTGATGTCGTTGAGCATGTCCTGGGCCTGCTGCGCCAGGCCGAACTGGCCATTGAGGCTGTTGACGGGCGCCTCGCCCATCATCTGGAGGACGCGGTTGACCGCTTCCAGGAAGGTGGTGCGAGCAAGTGCCATCGATCAGCTCAGAAATGGGGAGGGGCCCCGTAGGGCCCCATTGAAACCGCTCAGCTGGTGGCGGTGTAGATCTCCACGGCGCAGTCGGGACGCAGGATGTTGGTACCGAGAGCCATGGAGGCAACCATGAAGGTGCCTTGCCAGAGGGCGTGGACGTCGGAACCGGTCTGCTCCATCTTGAGATCCATCAGCTTCACGGTGCCGACGGCTTGCTTGTTGAAGGCAAGGGCGACGGAGTCGGTGAAGTTGGCGGAGTAGTCGTTCTGCTCACCGCTGGCCGTGGAACGGTTGGTGGTGGGCAGGTGGTTCGACTTCAGGATGGTGATGCCAGCCACCTTCAGCACGGTGCCGTCGGAGTAGGCGCCAGCACCGCCCCAGTCGCGGTTGATCACGTCGGTGGTCTGGACGAGCTTGTAATACTCGGCGGGAGCGAGCACGCAGTAGCGGTCGTTCTCGGGGAGGTTGTTCTCGTCCATGCGCTGAGCTGCGCTGAAGAGCGCAGTGGCCAGCTGAGCACCGGTGATCGCAGCCTTGGAGGTGGCGACAATCTTGATGCGAGTGCCGCCAGGCAGGTCGGTGTTGAAGTTGGTGGCGGTACGGGCAGCCTTGGCCACCATGGCCGCAATGTTGCGGTCATAGGTGTAGGCCAGAGCGTTGCCCATCTCGGCGGAGTAGGGCGCCCGGACGTCGTAGTGGTTCTTGGCTTCGTCGATGTCCGCGATGAAGACGTTGCTGGTCAGCTTGTCGTCGATCTTGATGACAGCTTCAGCGTGCTTCACGCGGCTACCGATCATCATGGTGCCAGGCGTGTGGTACGCAGCACTGTTCAGGCCGATGATCGGGAAGGATGCACTTTTGCCGGACGCAATGGTGCGAACGGTGTGCAGGGGCTCGAAGATGGTGGCCTTGCGGAAGGCGGTCAGCACCTCGCCAGCGAACACTTGGAGGAACAGGTTGTTGTCCTGTGCCCAAGAGCCGTCAGTGGTCGTGTTGACGACGCCAAGACGAGAGGCGTCAAAATTAGGGGCAGCCATTGCTGGTCTCCTAGAGAAGTTGGGTTGATTTCCCCGACCTCTATCTCCCTTTCACTCAGGGTGTCCTCCGCAGAGGGCCGTCGCTTCCGTGAGCGGGTCTAGGTAGTGGAAGTGTAGACACACTCTGGACCAAAGAAAAAGCCCCCTGGTCAAGGGGGCTTTGGGGTCCTCTGCAATCAGAAAATAGAGCTTCTGGAGAGCTTGGCCTGAATCTTCCGTCTGTATGCAGGATCGTCGTGGTAGCGAGGGTCCTGCATGGCGGTCACCAGCTGGGCAGTCGACTCGAACTTGTCGACATCGCCCTTGGGGGAACGGCCACCGATCAGCTTGGGTTCACGACCAGCAGTGCCTGCGTACTTGGCATGCAAGCCAGAGATGGCCATCCGCACGGCAGACATGCTGCTGTTGCCGGTGACGATCTCGTTGAAGCCTTTGATCTCCTCCTGGCTGAGGTTCTCGGCTGCCCACTGCAGCATCTCTGCGTAACCCTTCTCGCCGCCGTACTCGGTCTTGATGGAGTTGATCTCCTTGACCGTCAACGCGGTGTCCTGGGCCGCCTTGTACTGCAGCCCGGACAGGTACGCATCGACCATGTCGCGGCTGAAGCCAGCTTCCTGAAGCTGCTCGTAGTCCTCGCCGGTCAACTCACCCGACTGCTGCCAGCGGGTGTTCATGTCGGAGAAGTCGATGCCGGACTCCTCCAAGCGAGATCCGATGAACTCGCCGTAGATCTCCTTGGCATCGCCGGACTGAGGCGCTTCTTCCTCTTGGTCCTCGACCTCGTCGGCCTCTTCTGGCTCCGACGTGGAGCCTTGGCTCAGCTTGCGCTGGGCTTCCTGGTATGCCTTCTCCAGCTCCTCGACCGACTTGTATTTGCCGGCCAAGAGCTGTTGCTCGCCTTGCTCCTGTTCTTGCTCCTCGCCCTGCTGGAGGGCTTGGAGCATCTGCTCATTCTCTGGGGAAAGGGCTGGTGTCGATTGCTCTGTGATGGTGATGGCGTCAGGCATGGAAGCGCTCAGCGGATGGTGATGGAGCCGTCTTCGCCGAACTCAGCGACGGGTGCGGGTGCGGTGCCAGGAGCCGGGCGGGCTTCGATCTCGTGAATCACGATCTCCACCGATGGGCCCGGCTGGGGCACGTCAGCCAGTTGGCCCTGCAGGGAGGCCTGGTTCGGACTGGGCTGCGGGGAGGGCATTGGGCACTGCTCCTGGGACTGTGGGGTCACTTCCTTCTGGGAACTGCGGGCCATAGGGGGCTCCTGGCTGGGTGTAATTGGCGGCCACCTGCCCCATTGCTGGAGACTTGAGGCCGGTCATGATCAGTTCACGCTGCATGTCTTGCTGACGCAAGTCATTGGCAGCCTGAGTTTCTTGATCCAGTTGTTCCTGGGTCTTCACCAAGTTAGTGGTGTCGATGGATTCAGCGGCCGCAAGTCTGCGGAGAGCTTCATCCAGGTTCAAATACTTCTGCGCGATCTCAGGCCCCAAGGTCTGAGTAGCAGTGGTGATGAACTGCACCAGCTTGTTGCGATCGTCGCCGCGGCCGATGGCCTCGAGGCCGGTCACAGGCTTGGGATTCACCAGAGGGGTGCCGCCCTGGCCCTTCGGGAAGGGGGCCAGCTTGCGCTGCTTGCGCAGGATGTGCATCAGTCGACGCACCAGGGGCAGCTGCAGCTCTTGCGTGAGGATGCTGTACAGGCCGCCGATGCCGGCCTCCAGCTCCTGTGACATGTAGCGGATCTCTTCCGCCGTCACCCTCTCCCCCGGGCGCTGGATGGCTGTGTTCAGCAGGAAGGCGAACTGCAGTCGACCCTCGATCCGATCGATGGTGTTCTGCGCAATGCCCAGATCCTGTGCCTTCTGGCTCTGGATGACGGTGACATCGTTGGCGTTGCCTTGGACGATGGCCCCGTTGGGTGCATTGGCCAGGGTCCTGGCGCGCGTGGTGCCGTTGGGGTTGACCAGAAACAGGAGCTTGGCCGCGGCTGCAGCGCCTTCCAGCACCGACTGATACAGCGATTCAAGGGCCAGCAGGTCGCCGTAATACTCCTCGATGTAGGAGCGGCCGTACTCCTCACCATCCACGCGGTTGAAGCGCAGCGGGATCCAGGGAGACACGTCCTTGTCGCACATGCCGTGGGTGCCGGGCACCTCCTTCCCCTTCACCTCTTGCCACCAGTGGCACTTGTCGTTCTCAAACTCGACGTGGGTGACGATCCGCACCGTCTTCTTGGACGACCGTCCCGTGTACTGGTCAGCGTCTTCCTCTTCGTCGAGCTCTGCGTACAGGGCCGGCGGCAGGGCGTCTGGATAGACCTCCTCCTCGACCAGGATCTCCACGACGTTGCCGATGGGATCTCGGCACACCACGAACTGGTTGAAGTGGATGACCCGCAGGCCTTCTTCGCCGACATAGAGCAGGATGTTGCCCCCGACCAGCAGATGCTTGAAGGCTTCGTGCATGGCGGCCCTGCCACCTGCCGTCTCGAAGACGGACATGACCGCCCGCTCCACCTTGACCAGGGCTGTGTCGAGCTCGGTCTTGATCTCAGGCCCGGCTTCGGCGACCCGCAGGGCCAGGTCGTCGATCTCCAGCTTGAAGAAGCTGGAGTTGGGCGGGAACAAGCTGATCAGCAGCTTGCTGGCCAGGTAGTTGACGCCCCTGGCGCCCAGGGACTGGTACGGGGTCTTGAGTCGACCCCTGTCGTTGAAGCCTGCGTCGGGAATCAGGCCAGGGATCGTGACCTTGCTGCAATCCCTGGCTCGCTCCAGGAAGGCATCGCGGTTGCTGACCAGCTGGCCGTAGCGAGCAGCAGCCGTACCGGGCTCGTCCTCGTTTGAGTAGGGCTTGGCTTGGCGATCAACGCTGCCAGTCAGGTTCAGTTCCATTGGCTCAAATACCTGGGATGCTCAAGCCACCAGTGCCGCCAGCCACGTCAGAGCGCAGCTTGCGCCGGCCGGTGCCAGCGCGGATGGCCAACTCACCGGCTGCAGTTGCGCCGGCAGTAGGTGAGCCAGCTGCAGTTGGCGACTCGATCGCTGACATGGCGGCTGTTGCCACCTTCTCAGGGGCAGGGGGAGGGGCTGCCATGGCGATGGCCTGCTGCTCCGCCTGCTGCGCTCGCTGAAAAGCCATCTGCTCTTCAAACTGGCGGCGCTGCTGGTCCATCTGCTCACGCTGAAGCGCTTCCTGGCGGGCTGAAGCCCCGTTGTCGCCGCCGCCACGTCCACCACCACCGCACATAGGTCAAGCCTCCTCTTGCTGCTCAAGATAAACGGACCGCAACATGCAGACCACGGACCGGCGCCCAACATCCATCCAAATCTGGCGATCGGAATCACCCGGATGGGGACATTTCTCGGGTACGACTTCATCCAGTCGCTTGAGAAGGGCCTCGTCAATTGGAGGCCAGGGGTAGTCGTCGGAAATCATCAGTAATCCCAGCGAATGCGAGGCCGGCCTGGGCGAATACCGACGTGGATAAAGCCCTTGGGTGCGCCGTAGCCCAAAGAGTATGGCCAAGCGCCGTCCGCCCACTCCTGAAGGGTGTAGACGGACACCCCATCGACATAGAAGTCCAGCGCACCGGTGTCAGGTGCGTCGTAGAGGTGCTCCGAACGGCTGGCGCCGCCCACCATGGCGTTGATCTTGGCGGGCCGGTAGCCACTGGTGATGACCACAGGCTTGTTGAACCGGTCCCTGGCCTTCTGAGCGAACTGACAGATCAGCAGGGCGGTGTCGCACTGGTGCTGAGCAGTGAATCGCCTGGATTCCGACTGCAGTGCGAGCTCCCCATAGGTGATGTTGGGGGTGATCTTGTAGGAGAAGGGCGATCCTGGCTTGAATTGCCCCGGCTTGGGGGCTGGGCCTGCCCGAAACAGCTCGGCAAAGGCCTCCAGCTGCTCATCGGTGAGCTGCGACTGCAGGTAATTCCATGCCGCGAGCTGATGGCTAAGGCCTTCGGTGTGCTCTGCGGCGCTAGTGAGCTGGATTGCTGCCATTGGTCACTGGTTCCTTGGGGAAGATCTGAACATTGTCGACCTGGAAAGGCAACTCCTCCCACACATCACAGCCCATGGCCACCTCCCAGGCCATTTCCTCGGTCTGGGCCATGACGATGGTCTGAAATGACCCCTTGGCGATGGTGCCATTGGGTCCAACAAAGGCGCCAGGTAGCCGAATCACCCAGGCCCTAAGCCGATTGGGTGGTTCGCTGTGGGATCCAGCTCCCTCCTCCATTGGCTTTCGGTAGGTCAGTAAGAGCAAAGCCAAGAAACCGCGCATCAAGGGCCCCATCAAGGTTCCCCATGAAGGCCTCCAGCTCCAAATCCCAGAGTTCGGCCTTCCGTTCGGCGATGGCACGGTCTTTGTCGATTGCAAGGGACTCATTCCAATACTGAATGGCCCCCGCCAAGGCGTCCAGGCGGTCGTCATGTTGGAGGCAGTTCTTCTCGACGGTGATGTGGGTCAGCTGGTGGAACAGCTGGTAGCCCAGCTTGATCTCGGCTGCATCCTCATCCCGGCCGCGGCTGTCGCCTTCCACCACAGAGCGGTTGACGATCAGCCGGTGCTGGTTCAGGACGGGCTCCAAGGCCGAGATGATACGCCGTTCCTTCTGGATGTTCGACCGCACCGGCTCGATGGTGCAGGGGTGATGCACCTGCAGGTGTGGCTTGAGCAAGGACTCGAGCATGCCCTGGCCGAACTGGTCTTCGAGCAGGAGCAGGTTCACGTTGTGTCGCTTGGCGGCCTTGGCCAGGCCTTCCAGGACGACGTCGGTGTAGCCCTCCCGGTAAGCACCCACCTCCAAGACGAAGAGATTGCCGTTGAGGTGGGCCACGATGGCGTAGGCCGTCTCGTCAGCACCGCGACCAGAGGGATCGATGAACATGACGCAGCCCTGGAAAGGCAGCCATTCACCGTGGATGTAGGCCGGGCGGTGGTAATAGTCCCCGCTGAAACCGACAGCGGGCAGGTCGGTGATGCGGAACTCTGCGCCAGAGGACCACACCAGCTTCTCTGGGGCGTGATCACTGACCTCCATGACCATGAGGTCCGAAAGGCGCAGCGGGAACCGCTCCAGGTCGGACAACGACGTGTCCAGCTGGAACTGCAATGCGAAGGCTGACCGGCCGTAGCTGACCTCCCGCTCGAGGAGATCCATCTCCGAGAAGCGACCCGGGTCGACTGGCTTGCCTTTCAACTCAAGGCAACCTTCCAAGACGATGGGAGCCAGCAGCTCGCCGTACTTCTCAGGCTTCTCTGGGTAGCGAGCTGGCCAGATCCGGGCCGTGAAGCCCTTGTGCAGCAGCTTGTTGTAGATCGATTCCTCGGTCTGGGGAGTGCCCAGGTACAGCACCTGCCCGCCTGGCTTGAGGATGGCGTTGTATTCGCCGACAGCTGACAGCAGCTTCTCCCGCATGCCGACGGACCACGACGTCGTCGGGGTTTCGATGTCGTCAGGGATGATCAGGTCGGCACGGGAACCAGTGATCTGGCCGAAGATGCCCACCGACTTGACCGAGGGGCTCTTGTCTGGCCTGGCCGGCCCCACGTCAAAGGAGTGAACTGCCGATCGCTGCTCCTCGCGCCTGGGCTCCAGGCATTTGAGGATCGCCATGTCCCGGATCAGCTGCAGGCAGAAGGTCGTGAAGTTCTTGGCCTCTGCTCCCGAGGCCGAGTTGACCATGATCTTCAGCTGCGGATCCAGGCGCAACTTCCACAGCACAAAGGCCGCGGCCATCCACGATTTGCCTACGCCTCGGTAGCCCTCGATGATGCGCCGCTTGGGACCGTGCTGCATGTATTCAGCAATGTCCAGCTGGATCGGTGTTGGATCAGGCAGCTGAAGATGCTTCCAGACGATGCAAAGGAAATAGCGAAAATCAGACGCGAAAGGTTCGGGAAGTTGCTCCCATTTCATGCTTGCAACAGCATTACTACGCCCATGGTCCCACGGAAGTGTTAGCGCCGGCTGCGCCAAGGGGCGTCCGCGATCTACTCGACAAAGAGCTTGCGGATCTGGCTGCGACCGTTGGTCATCAGCTATCCACCGCTTCGGCGTATTCGGGCTGAGCCTTGAGCCAGACGTAGGCGATGGCCAAGGGATTGGTGCCGGGCTGCAGTTCAGCGGTGGGCGCCATGAAGGTGCGGTCGTAGACCGGCTGAGCATTGGCGTGCCGTGCCTCAGCGCTGGCGTAATGCGACACCTGCATGAGCATATGCTCCTTGTCACACCGCAGCAGGGTGATGCAGGCGTAGGTATCGGGCAGCGGGATGCCGA